TGAAAAAAGTTTTTTTGCGTATAGTTTATAATCTTCTGTGGTAACAGCACGACCTTGAGCTGCAAAATCTAAAGGTGCATTAAGTTTAATAGACTGAAGTGATTCAGCTTCTGCTCCACCTGAAGCGGTTGCAACAGTTGTGATTGTAATACTAGTAACAGTATCAATAGCAGAAGGTGATGAAAATAAAGAAGCACCATTTGCTTGTGTTTTATTTGTAACAACATAACTTAGAACAACAATATTTCCATCTGATAAAGCTTGACTTACAATACCATCTCCAAAGTATACTTCAAATTTTCCTACTTCAATTTCTTGTAAAAAATATACAGTACTTGACCTAGACAATTGTGATATGTCTGTGGCCTTTGTATAGGTTGTAGCTGTTGTGTCAGAATCAGAAGTTTGTATCTTTACTTTAAGAGTAGTAGTGTCGGCACGATTATCTGTTATAACAAATCTTTGGTCTATGTTAGAACTATTTACAAGATATTTTGTAGTAACATATGTTCCTTCATATATTTCTGTGCTATCAAAAGGAACTGCATTTCCTGTACTCTGACCTATTACATCTGCAATAGTTACAAACTGATAACTTGTTCCATCTACTGTTGTCGTAAACGTAGTACCAGCATTCATAATTGCAGTTGTTTTTGGTGTTGTTAAACTTATGTTGATTGTTGCTTTTGGAGCTTTAGGTGAGGATACTTCATACCCTAACATCTTTGCATGAGAAACAATACTAGAACGTAATGATGCACTATCTAAGAACATTTCATTTGCTAACATGTTTGCATTGAATCCAAGATAGTGTGTATTGTATGCAAGAGTATCTAACAGTACGCTCATACCAGAACCTTCAAAGTCATAGTCTTTAAATTCTGATTGTCCTCTCAAGAAAGTTTTGAGATTTCTTTTGATATCATCAAAATCTAATTCTGTGACGGAAAGTCTTTTATTATTTACTGCCATTAACGTAACCTCTCTAACATAACTGACATGTCTACTAATTCTGTGGGTGCATTTACAACATAAAATTCAATAGTTAGTTCATAAAGATTTCTATCCATATCTGGTTGGACACGAACCCCTACAAGTCTTGCTCTTGGTTCAAAATTATCAATAACATTCTCTACTTGTTGTGCAATAATTTGAGCTGTAATAGGTGTCATCAATTCAAATAACATTTCTCTTACACCACCAGCAATCTCTGGGTGAAAAGGTTTTTCATATGGGTTTAATAAAACAAGATTACGAATAGACCTTTTAACTGCTTGAATATCTGTTACTTTACTAATATCGGAGTCGGAAGTTTTCCTACCAAAGAATAAATCTAAGTCAGTATATTGTCTGACATTTCTGGTGATATCATTATTGGCTTGTGCATCTTTATATGCAGACATATTAGTGGACTCCTAGTTTGTATTATTTATACAAAAAGTTTTATGTTTATTTATCTAATTGTCATTCATATACAGTATCAACTGCAACACCTAAACTATCTAAACTACTGTCTACTTTATCTAATGCAGTTGAAATATTATCTGTATCAATAGCAACTTCTAAACTATCTATACTACCACCTAATCTATCTAATGCTTCATTAACATCTTCTAAAGTTACATCCTCATTTAAAGTTACGCCAATGTCTACGTCCCATTGCGCCAATTTCTCTGGTTTTATAATATTATTAACCAAAGGTTTTGCTAATAGTTCAGGAACTGCTGCAAGTTTTGAAAAAGATGTACTAAATGGTTTAGGTACTACACCACTAGGTGTTATTGCTAAATCTATTGGTAACGCACTACATGGATTTAATCCTTTTAATAATGCTCCAGCTGCATCTGCAATCATGTCAAATAAATTTAACCCTGCTCCTAAAATAGCTTCACCAAATTGAAGTGTGATTTCAGCAAGTTTTGCAAGGTATCCTAATGACCCTTCAACTAAACCTAAAAGTCCTTCTATTGCTCCTGACAAACTTATATCTGGAATTAAACCAGATAGGTCTGGAATCATCTTACTTAAAGCAGTTCCTAATGCATCTATAGCACTTGATACTGCATCTGCGATTGCTCCAGTAATATCCCCTATTCCGTTTAGTATATCATTAATCATATTATCTATTGTTGATAATGCAAAATTGAGGTCTACACTTGCTCCACACCCCACATCCAATAGTGGTATTCCCCCACCTATTCCTGCTGCCATTTTATTCTCCTTTTATATTATCCAGCAATTACTTTTTCATATCCTTCTGCAACCTTTGTACAACCAGTTATAGCATCACCCACTCGACCACACCCCTTACCATTCACAAAAACTTTAATAGACCCAGTAGTGATTGGAGCTGCATGGCCTGGACATGGTGCTGGCGGAAGTACATGACCTGTATTATTATCACCCTGTCTACTCACACCAATACCATTAACTAAAACATTAGAACTTTTACCTAATCTAGTCATTCCACTACAATGTGGTAAATCTGCTGCTCCAAAAAAAGTTACTGGTTTACCCACCGTTCAATTCTCCTGCTGTTATAAGTGCATCAAACTTAACACCCCAAAGTTCAATCTCTCTATGTTCTTCTTCCGTATGACCATCACCACTAACGTGAGGCTCCATCATTGATTCGTGATAGTGTCCAACAACATTTGTATCAGAAGCTGTTTCTAACACCAAATGATTTTCCGAAGAGGTAGTCCAGTTCTCTGGAACAATCCTGCCAGGAAATCCTGTACTACCACTTTCTAGTTGCATCTCATTATTATCAACCTGTGTTCCTAAGTCTGGAATAAATTTTAAAACATACTTTAAATCAGACGTAGGTATATTATCATAGTCTGTGTAGGTTGTAATTGTTCCAGATGTATTTTGTACTTTAAATTCGTGTGCCATTAGTTTAGATTAATAACTCCTGTTGTTGTAGTTGTTTGATTGCCAGTAATTGTAGTTGTTTGACCACTCAAGTATGACTCTGAAACAGCTCCTGTAATAGCAGTTGTTCTTGTCTTATTGTATTTTTCCTGAACTGTTCCTGTAATTCTTGTAACCATTGCTCCACGGGCATCAATGTTTAATATACCTTGAGCACTTGTTTGTCTTAATGCTACTTTTGTATTTCCTATTATAGTCATTGATTCATTACTAATATAAGATGAATTTCCTACAACAGATGTTCTAGATGAACCACCAACCTGTCTAGACTCACTACCCATAATTTGAATATCGTAATTTGATTTACTACTATCGCCAATACCAACAACACCTTTGTAATCGTCAGCAACTCTATAACTATGGCCACCTAATATATCTAACTCATAGTTACCAACACCTAACGCACCTATCTTTGTGTACATACTCTTACCAACTTTTAAAGTATAATCACCCTCAACCTCTTGTACATAATCTCCTTTTATAAGATGATTGCAAGGGCCAGTTGTAAGATTTACAGTTCCAACTATAACTACATTTTTACCCTTTGCAACAATTTCGTAGTCATCCCCCACAATCTTTGTAACTCTTGTTCCATCTTTATGTATTTCTTCAAATGTTCCAGACCTATGTTCTCTATGTAATCTTGGGTTGGTAGGCGTATCATCTATTTCAAAAACATGCCCAGACTCACTTTCAAAAACATGATTGTAAGGATATTGAACTTGAGATTTAAAAAATCCTTGTGGGTCTGGTTCGTTCCAAGTTGTTCGTGGGTCTTCAGAAACTAATTTTGTAGACACACCATCTGGGCCAAAATTTGGTTTATTTGCAATAGCAACTCCATCTAATTTTAGTCTTCTTGCAATAAGAGATTTATGTGTCTCTGCATCTGTACCACTCCTCGCAAGACGATTGGTATCAGATTCATTAATTGAATGACCTGACCCTCTGGCAGAATTGGGGTATGCTGAATTAGGAGCATTAAACCCTTTAGAACTATCAGCAATAGAACTAGGAATTCCAGGCAAAGAACCTATGATAATAGGTTGTTGTTTTTCTCTTGCATCACGGAAGAAACCTATAACCCAACTACCCTCAACAAGAAAGGTAGGACTGTTTCCCATTCCTTGCATAGAAGGGTCTGTGACTGGATGCATGACATGAGCCCATGGCAAATCTGCTGTAGGTATATCATTCTTATCTTCTGTATGAAATCCTAAACAACGAACTTTAACTCGACCTAGTTTAGATGGGTCATTCCTAGCTTCAACTACACCTGTGAACCAGACGAATCCATCCAGTCCCATAAAATAATTATTGTCCATATAAGTATACTCCTATTACAGAGTTATTTATAAGGATTAATGAAGGTCTGGATCACGGCCAAGACCAGTTACTCGAGGAAGGTCATATTCCTCTATTACTAAGTTTGGCTCTATGTTAGATAATATATTCAGAGTTTCTATTGCCTCATCTTTATTAAGGCCATCATGTAGTATCACATTGTTTTGAACGATTCGATACTTTTTCATAGTGAAGGTATTTATACTGTAATAAAACTCATATCATTACCCTTTAGAAGCTGGTTTATTATGATTGTACCAAATATTTCCAGCAAGCATAATACGTTCTTCCTTATATGCTTGTGCTGGAACACCATGACGCACAGTAGAAGGAAAGATAAACATATCTCCACTCTTAGGATAGATAGGCATCTCTTGGTAAAGTTCAGTAGAAGGATTGTATACATTGTATAATATTAATGGTGGGGTTGTCTTAGACACCTTGACATAATAACAAAAACTCCAAGTGTATGGCCAATGATGATGTTCGATAGTATGTTCATCTTGGTCATACAACGCACCCCAACAATCTCCCAACTCTAGAGGATACTTAGTACTCATACCATCTTGGCAAAGGAACAATGCCTTCTCCCCAATTGCATTGATGTGTGTATTATTCTTGTGAGCATCCCACTCCGTCATAGACGCTTTCACATTACTCGTATGTTTCAATACATCTCCACGTTTACGAATATAGTATTCAATCTTATGATGTATCGAACCAAATTCTTTAGAGAAGTTTTCATAACGCATAGGAACATTCAGTCTAACATCATAACCCTTCCAACCATACTCACTCATAATCTTCTCCATAATCTCTCAATAACGAATCGAGTTTTTTTTAACTGATCTTA